AGAAGAGAAAGCCTTCGACAACATTTCTAAAGGTATTACTTAGCCTAGAGTTAATTTCTTCTAGAGAGTCTTGTGATACCCACCACTTCAACACATTAGTTTGAACTTCTTTGGATAATTTAGTTTCACTTACTCTTTTAGCAGTAAAGCCAGTCATGGTAAACTTAGGCTCATCAAGCCATTTACCATCCTCCCAAGTAATCATACCTGCATTTCTATTCTTAGTTGTTCCAACACCCAACGCTGAGTAGTATTTTTCAAACTCCAAAACTACAGGGTGTTCTTCTAGATTCATAACATTGGGAAAGTGTTCTCTTACACTAGACTCAATCTCCTTAATCGCTTCTTCTGCTTTCTCGACAGAATCTATTTGTACATAGATTGAATCTGTGTGTCCATAAACTACCTTCATGGTAATTACCTTCTAAGTGTGTGACAAGGATAGTATTGTACATCGTAGCCATTAGACTGTTTTATTAGAAATTCTTGTATTTCTCTTACTGCTTTCCCGACTTCCTTGGTATTCTCTAACTGTTGTGCCAGTTCATCCAAGTCATTCTCCAATCCTTTAATCTCCATTTCTAGTTTTTCTATTCTCTTTTCCATTTCTTTATTATTCATATTATCACCGTTACTATAGTTATGATGGTTATGATGTTTACGATATTTACCATCATCAATATCTTATTGCTTCTTGCTATCATAGCAAGTAAGGCTTCTAGTAATTCATTAGTCTCATCCATCATTGACATGACTATCTGCTCCTTGTTTTATTTCAGTAATAGTTGCTCTACGCTTTAAGTTCGTTAGCATTTCTATTATATCTTTAATGTCTTTTTCTGTTTCTTTCCATGTTTCTTCACTATCGTATTCTACTTTAGTGGTTATATATTTTGTATATTTCATTTACTCACCTTCCTGTATCTTCCGTCTCCCAATCCTTCTAGGTCTTTTTTCTTAGATAGAACCATACCTACTGATTGTGTGTTTCCAATATATCGACTAGTACCCTTTAGTTCTATAATCTTGGAAACCACATTACCTACGGTAAATTCGTTTTCCATTAAAGGTATTACTTCATCAATCCATTTTCTAAAATGCTTATTCATCCCCATTTTCTTTACGCTCCTCTTCTGCCGCACATCTCTTACAGTATACTTTGCCTTCAAATTCCGGCCTACATCTCAAGGGGGTTTTACACTTCATTATCTAGCCTCTCTTCAAACTTCTTTATTTTATTTTTCATTTTTGTGTTAGAACTCTTATAGCCCTTTACTAACTTAGATAATTCTACAACTTCCCTTTGTGCCTTCTTTGCCTTAGTCATAGAAGATAAAACAATGTCTTTTAATTTACTAAGTTCCTTATCAATTAGTTTTTCTATAATTGGCTCAAGACCTTTAGTTATTTGATGTTGAACTTCAACTCCAATAGTGCTATGTAATACATCAATAGAAGTTCTAAGTTCAGCAACTTGTTTATCTAAGTGGTCTATAGTTCCTATAGCATGCATAGTTCTATTAGTCATAACCTTATATCGGTTTCTTCCTTTAGTTCCTCTACAATCTTCACATATTTTTTCTATTGATTTTAAAGACCTTTTTCTAAAAGTTTCTCCGCATTCTCTACATACTGTTGTTATACTCATATTTCCAACTCCTTAGCCTTAAATGCGGCTAATCTAATGGCCTCTCTCGCACTTGCTGTAATCGAGGCGGCTAGGTCTACATCAGCCCATCCGAATCCTTGAAATGCCAATACACCATAAAATGAAGCCATCAGTCTTTTGATTGCCATTTGATTGTTATGCCATTTTTGAAAGTCTTCTTTATTATCGGCACTTCTCATAAACTGTTTATATTTGTTTCTCATTTCCTTTAGTTCTAGAAGTGCTTTAGGTAATAGACCTAGTTCATCTGTTTTATAATAAAGCATATTTGTGCTAGTAGCCGGAGTAAAATCTCTAGGTACTGCGATGTTTACTGCAAACTCAGTAGGTTCATTGGACTTAGTTTCCCAAGAAATATTCCTAGCAATCATCATTGAAGGATATAGTCCAGCAAAGTCGAAAGCCGCCACCTTTAGATGTAATCCTTGTGTTTGTTCGCTTAGTGGGTCGTAAATCATAGCACCATCGTATTCTCTTCTCTCTACATTTCTATCGCCAGTAGGGGCTTTCCACCATGCATTTCTCATAAAGTAGATAGAACCCATATGACTAGCATAAAAGCAAGCATCGAAGGGAGCCTTTAGAAGTCTCTGTAAAGCAATAATAGCCTCGCTACAGAAATTAGTTTCGTCTATTCTTACTAGAAGTTCTACATCAACTAATGCATAATTTAAGTACGCTTCTGTGTCTTCTAGCCATCCTCTACGATAGAATTCATTCGGGTCTTCAAACTTGGTATTCATCTGTTTACCTTCACCGAATAATAGTTTGGAAACATAGTCCAAACTTAGCGAAGGTAGGGTTCCTCTTTGAGAATCATTCCATTGTCTTTCAAATGCTAAGTCTAGGTTAAGAGTTATTCTTCCTGCTATTGGTTGTTCAATAGAAGAAAAGCCATTCTTCTTAGTATATTCAAGTTGGTCATTCTTTCCTAATTTTATTCCTTTGACATAGTTAATTGGAGACATAATCAAGGGATTGATGTCTAATGCACAGCATCGTTCTAATAATTTAGGGATATCTGCAAAGTTACCAAACCAAGCAATAAGCATGTCAGGGTCTTTGTCTACCATTGTATAGAGAAAATCTTCTATCATATGCTTTTCACTGTAAAATACATTTTTAATAGTTTCACCATCACTCCACTTGAGGGTTTCATTAACCAATTCTTTGTTTTCTTCGGGAAACCATACCCACTGATAGTATTCTTTATCATAATTATCATACATTACAATAGTAGTAATGCAACTGTCATGTTGTCCACCCTGTTGCCACTCCATGTCCCAGTACCACTTACGCATATCGTATTCGGGCATTTCTTCTATTTCATCAACTGCGTATCTAAAGGTGTAAGGAACATCTGCCTCATAAGTTTCTCTAAACCTATCTTTAGCCTTTCTATCTGCTCCACTTTCATAGTAGACTTTTACTAATTTATCTCTTTGTAGATTATAGAACTCTCCTTCTTCATACTCAAATTCTCCTTGAATATATTTAGAGACTTGATAGGAAGGGGGTCTGCTTTCTGTATCTTTGATAAAGAAGTACGGTCTAAATCTAAGTTTCTCTTCTTTTTTAATGCCGTTTTCTCTCCATGATTTATATATTAGTTTGTTATTTTTATTGGCATTAATTATCATTTTAATCTCCTCTAACTCTTGGCGCACGAAGCAAAACTCTATCTTCCGCTACTAAAATAATAGGGGAATCATCCTTTGATAAAAGAATTAAATCTGATGTCTTATCAAAGAAAGAATATAGTGGTGAAGTAAAACTAACAGATGCTTCCCCTACTAAGATTTGTTCATCTTGCATAGTGTGTGTGTATTCTTTGTTTGGTAAAGTGGAACGAATGTTGAATATTCCTGCATTTTGTTCTATAGTCAGTTCAAAGATACCTGTTCCTATCAGTTCACAAGTTTTTAGAGCCTTAGTGAATTCTACATTATTAAATAAAGAAGCACTCTCTAATTGAGTTTTATTAAACATAGGTAATTCTTCGGAATTAATTATGTCTTCAATCCTAGAGTAACTATTGAATTGAGATAACATAGTTCTCATAGAGTATATAGTCTGTAGGTTATCAGGGGTTTGAATCAAAGGTATTTTTACTATATTAGTGTCGTCTTCTGTTGATATCTCTAACTGCGCTTGCTCTATTACTAGTCGTAGATTACCATTAAAGGACTTAAGGAAAGGCATTATCTCTTTAAACATAAAACAAAACGGATTGCTATTTGATTCCTCAACCTCTTCTATTTCTACGCTTAGTTTCGCCATAGTTGTAGCATCACCATTCATAAAGTGAAGAGAACCTTCATCTACATAAGATAAAACAGACTCTCCCAGTGAAGATGAAGAAAAGCCACTTACTGTAACATACTTACCTTTCATCTGCATGCTTTCTAAACTGCTAAGTAGTGCGCTAGTTTCTATTTCAAAGTTCATATATTTCCCTCCCTTAGTTCTTTAAGTCCATTCCACTTTACAGTACCGCTAGCAATCTCTAGTGATTCCCAAACCTTACCTACTAGTTTAGTATTGGATTTACTGCTCTGTAGTTCTGCTTTATAGACAACATCGTTCTTTCTTTTAGTTCTTCTAGTGTGTATAATTTGGTGTAACATATCACCCAAATTGTGCCAATTAGGTTTAGCACCTATTACTTCACCAGTTGCCCCATAATCGGGCTTAGAGTGAGTAATGTATATTTGGTCACAGTTTAGATTTAAAGACATCTTAAGCAAGGAATAGAAAGGTGCATTTCTTTTACCCCACTCAAATTTCATCTTTTGTGGTTTACCAATCTTAGAACTTCCTGTAACATGAAGTGTACAACAGTCAAGCCATTTATCTACTCCATCGAACACGAATAAGACATCTTCTCCTGCCTCTATTTTTGCTTTAACAAATAAAACAAAGTCTTCCGAGTTTGCTTCGGACTTTTGTATATCTAGTTCTCCATTTTGGTTTCTTATTTCAGGATTCCATAAAGTTATTCTATCAGTCATTTCGTGGTTTTGTCTCCATGTGGGTTCACAGCCATTATCCCAATCTAAAACATAAACTTGTTTATTAGGGAAATCAAGGGCTAGTCCACTCTTGACAGTTTTAGGTTCACCCCAAATACCACAAAGTAGTCTATTATTTCTAGACAACCTAGTGGTTGTTTGTCTCTTTAGTTTATCCGCAAATGCAATAACTCTAGCGTTATTTGTCATCTGCTTCGCATTTTCTTTATTTGTTTTTATATTCATCATTTTAATTACCTCTTTAATTCATTTAATTCATTTTCTGTCATATCAATATCTTTTATATTAGACCAAGTATATATTATAGTCTTTAGTTCGCTTAGGCTTCTAGCCACATATCTAACGAATCTTCCCGATTCTGTTTCACCAAAGTATAATTTTAGCCAATACTCATCATTTTTAGATTCGTTTTCTTTATATGAAATAAAAGAAACATCTTCTAAAGATATTATATAACTGTTTTTCTTAATTAGTAGTTTATTTTGTATTATAGTCATTGTAAATTCTCCTCATAGGAATAGGCTTTGCACCTAGTTGAGCATCAATTGTTTCCACAAGTTTACACTTACACTTGTTTGAGCATGGTCGATTAAAAAACCATCGGAATTAAATCATAGCCACTCGTCGTAGTTCTCCTCACTTAATCTTTCGCTAATTTCCGGAGCAAGCCCTATCTTAGACAGACAGTGCATTCCCGCAACATTGATTGTTACTGGGTCTGCTTCACCATCAATTACTCTTTGACTGGTTCTTCCTACTACTAGGACTTCTGAACCTATGCCGAAATCAATATCAAATGATTCGGGAATCCAACAAGTAGTGGATAGA